GCTGCTGCACCCATAACCGTAAAGGAACCGTCAATAGAACCATCAATGAACCGTAAGTCGCGCAAAGCGCCTCTCGGGTTCGACCCGTCCACGATCGACCTGCCGGACTGGCTTGAGCGCTTTGACTGGGTGCGCTGGTGCAAGGACCGTGCGGCCCGTGGCAAGAAGCTGACCGAAGAGGCGGTCCGGCTGCAACTCCGGTTTCTGGACGATCTGCGGCACCAAGGTCATTCGCCCGCATCCGTGATCGACCACAGCATCGCCAACGGCTACCAGGGCCTGTTTGCGCCGAAAGGCAAGACGCACGCCAGCACCGCGGCCAAGCGCTTTGACCCGGTGGCTTACCTGAACAACCGTGACCGAGGAATCGCAGATGACGACCATCGCACCATCGACGTCTAGCCTGAGCGAGTGGACGCGGCCGCGGCAATCCCTTGGCGGCGTGAGCGCGCTGACCCACCTGTTCAATCGCCTCGATGGCTCGTACCCCGGCAAGTTCCGTGCTGCCTTCACCACCACGGACAGCATCGCCAACTGGAACGCCACCTGGGAAGCTGCGTTCATCCGCGACAGCATTCAGCCGCAGGAAGTGGCGCGAGCGCTGGACAGCATGAAGGGCGAGTGGCCTCCGTCGCTGCCCGAGTTTCTGGCGCTGTGCCGGCCACCGATCGATCCCGAGCAGGCGTTCTACGTGGCTGTCGACGGCATGCAGGCACGCCAGCGCGGCGAGATCGGAAATTGGCCACATCCCGCCATCTACTGGGCGGCAGTCCGCATCGGCCAGCACGACATGCTCGCATCCGGATACAGCGGCTTGAAGGGCCGGTGGGTCAATGCGCTGCAGGACGTCATGAGCAAGGGCAAGTGGGCTGACGTGCCCGAGCCTGCGTTGGCACTGGCCGCACCCGGCCGGTCTCCCACATCGGACGCCGACGCGCGGCAGCAACTGGCCCGGCTTAGCGCAGCGGTGGGCGGCGCCGTGAAGCCGGTACCGGCCCAGGCTGGCGGCCTGGACCTTCGCTGGGCACATCGCATCTTGGAGCAGGACAAGCAGCCGACCGGCCGCCCGCCGGCGATCAGTGTGCATATGGCCGAACGTGCTCTGCGGGCTGCAGGGGAGGTCTGCGAATGACGATCAACATTCGACCGGGCGCCAAGAAACCGCGCAAGTACCTGAATAAGCCTGTTGTGGTGGACGGGGAGAGGTTCGACAGTCGTCGTGAGCTGGCGAGGTACAGGCACTTGGCCCTGTTGCAACGGGCGGGGCGCATCGCAGATCTACAGCGCCAGGTCGCGTTCGAGCTGGTGCCCAAACAGCGCCGCAGCGATGGCAAAGCTGAACGATCGGTCTGCTACATCGCCGACTTCGTTTACATCGAGGACGGTGAGCGCGTTGTTGAAGATCTCAAATCGGAAATGACCGCGAAGCTCAGCGACTACGTCATCAAAAGGAAGCTGCTGCTGCACGTCCATGGAATAACTCTCAGGGAGGTCCGATGAAACCCCATATCAAGCTGGTGCGGAAGGGCCTGTGGTCCTGCACTGGCGAAAGCATCACCCGCAACGGTGTCAGCCCCGGCCAAGCGTATGACCGCTGGCACGCTACCCATGGCAAGACCGTGCGGGCAGCCGAGACGCCGGTGTTCAAGCTGCCGCCGCCTCGCGTTGCCGCGCCCATGCCTGTGCGCCCTGATCGCATCGAGGCTGCAGCTGGCGGCGCGTTGCTGGGCTACAGCGAGTCAGTGGTCCGTCGGGTCGCTGGCACCGTAGAGCGCCGACCATGGATACCTCCGCTCGCGCAGCGGCTTAACCAAGCACGCGCTTCAGCCGCGCAACCACCCGTTCTCAGCATCACCAATCGGTACCCCGCCACGGACACAAGGAACGCCGCATGATCGACGTCACGACTACCACTGATCCCATCTTCGAGTCGGCCCACAGCGCCGCTCTGTTCGCGCACCGCTTTTCCACTGAGCAGTATGGCCGATCGGCAATGTCGCGGATGATGACTGGGCCGACGGGGACCGGCAAGGGCTTGGCCGGCATCGACGGTGCAGGGCAGGCCGGCATGATCCGGCGCTTGGTACAAGGCTTGGGTCCATTACACGAAGCCATCATCGTCGCGAGATTCAGCCCGCGTGAGATGGATTGCGCATGCGGCAGCGCTTGCTGCAGTGGCAAGTTCAACAATCTAGAATGGGCAGCAGCGGTCCGGAAGATCGGCGAGTTTTCGATCACAGCTACCCCGTGTGCGGTCTCGAATCTGCGCCTGCGCTGTGGCGTCGTCGCAAAGCACTTTGGCATCCCTCTAAACATAGGTGAACTGGCGGATCAGTGCGAGGTACACCGGAATACGGCCTCAAAGCACGCAAGCCTTATATTGGCTTGGTTACGCGGCAAGCCCGCGAAAGGGCAGCATCCCGCAGTTACCGGCGAGGAAGCGAAAGCATTAATGGGGCTGCATGATGTGCTGCAAGCCGCGCGCCTAGTGCCGTGAGTTACAAATTCACAGTTGGGGTGTGTGCACACGTTGCCAAATCTCAGGCATAATTCATCAAGCTTGAAACACCTGCGACTAAAGCCCGCCTACTCTGCGTAGCGGGCTTTTTTTGTGGGCGCTCCGACCTTTCGCTAGGCAAATAAAGGCGCGATTGTTTCAATTACACGTTCGAGTTTGTGCGATCGCACGCCATCAAGATGTCGCATTTTCCTTATCTCGTCGAGATTCGATTTTTTCAGAAACAGGGTAGCGTCGGAAAGGAACTCTTCGACGGCGACGATGGCCGCGGGTAAGTTATTCATCTGGCGCACTAGATGATCCAGCTCTTTTGGGGCGATGGAATCTCCGTCCATCGACTTGACTGCACGGAGCGGGTGAAGAATTTCGTTGTCGATCATGTTTGCTGTCCTAGCAAAGCCGGTGAGCGCAGCAATGCCTTCGATGCGGCCAACGGTACGTATATTGGCATTGCCCGATTGCCGGAGCTCTTTTTCGGCGGGCGTTTGCTCTGCTCGGACCCGCACCGCTCCATCAAGTCGGAACAGAGTTTCAAGAACCCGGTTTAGGTCAGGATCGCGGCGGAACTCATCGCGGATGTTTACGAGCTTGCCGTATACGCGATTCTTTGCTTCGAGCAGCCTTTGTGCCTCAGCCAGACGAGCGTCAGCAGTTTCTTGCAGCTCACGCAGCGTTGATATGCTCGTTTGCCTCCGGAATGCTTCCTTAAACCGCCCCTCCATATCCTCGAACGTCACGCCGAACTCCCGCTTGCCACACTCGTTTCCGCAATGAGTCTCCTGATTCGCCTTCGTTGCAATGACGTACCCTCGCTGGTGACGAGTATTGCAATTGTTGAGGCCGCAGCGCATCTCGTTAGCTTTATCAAACTCATATCCCCCAACGATCCGCGCCAGTTCGCCCTTCTGAATTTTCAGAGTAGGAAAATAGTTTGGGCGCGCCGCAATCTCGTCGGGCGTATTGAATTTGATAAGAGGTGTTTCGTCGACCATGAGCGAAGAAGCTTCGGTGAGTTACTGATGTTTGGTTCGGTCAAAGGGGGGTAAGTACCGGCTGTTCGGTTTTCCCGCCGCGCAGAGCCTTTCCGACCGGTAGGCGAAGATACGATTTTGCCTCTTCCACAGTAAGGCCATATGTGAAGCTCATTGGCCCACGAGATGAGTTCCCGAACCCGTATCCGCTGAGTGCGGAGAGCGAATTAAATTGGAACTGCGCGTTGTTTCCATCGTTGCATTGCATGGTGCCCCTTCCCACTGATGATCCTGTGTAGCGAAACTCGCCGACACAGCGCAGGGTAGGCGAAACGGAAGACGTGACTTCAATCTTGCCAGTTCGATCCAGATAGCCAACCGCCTCTCCTGTAAAGAGATCGTCCGCAAGTATGGCAAGTACAGGCGCGGTGGCAGAAGTAAGGCCCATTCGAGCCCCTGAATGGTTAGCACAGCCCGCCAACAGTGCGGTGTAGCCAATCCCGACCACAAAAGTCCTAATGACAGACACGTTGCTCCCATGTAGTAACGATAGGTTCGACGATTGTCACACTCCCTTACAGCGGACGCAATGGAGCAGTACCGGGCTTTTAAAGGCCGCCGCTTATGCATACGTTGACATTTGGCGAAGGAAATTGGCGTGAGCTCCACAAATAGACCGACTGCAAGCTGGCGGAAAGATCGGCGCAAGACCGCCGAGCGTGGCTATGGATATCGGTGGCGCATAGCCCGCGCGGACTTTCTGCATCAACCGGAGAACGCGCTGTGTAGGTACTGCGCGCGGTCCGGCCGCGTCACGGAGGCGAAGGTCGTTGACCACATCGTGCCGCATGAAGGCGACGAGGCGCGGTTCTGGGATCGGGCCAACTGGCAGGCGCTGTGCAAGGCTTGCCACGACACGACCAAGGCCCAGGAAGAGGGCAGAGCGAAGCGCAAACAGGGAGTCGACGATGACGGATGGCCACGCTGATCAACGTGAGGCAGGCAAGGCCACGTGCAGTGGCCATGTCGAGTTCACCCTGCACATGCGAGTGCGCTGGTGGTTGCGGTGGTACCTGCGCGGTGTGGCAATGACCTGCCGCCTCACCGGACTGCCGCCGGACTTCGGTCGAGTGGAGAAGTGGACCTGGCGTGCAATCCGATTCCAGCTGAGAACCCAGGGCGCTGCAGGTCGGTATCGCTCGATGCCCTGCATTGGTGCGGATCGAAGCTGAAACCGCAGGTTTTCGCCTGTTTGTTGCACCGATGAGACGTTTTGACCACATCGAGGGCTTGAGGGGAGGGGTAGGGCAAGAGTTGCGGGCAAACGGCCCCGTGACCGCCCGTTCCCCTCTTTGTGTTCACCCGCGAATTGAAAAGTTTTTTTTGGACGAAAAATGGCAGGACGCCGACCCACCCCGACGCACCTAAAAGTGGTGAAGGGGAATCCGGGCAAGCGCGCTCTGCCAAAGAACGAGCCGCAGCCTAAGCGCTCGATCCCCAGCCCGCCCGCGCACCTTTCCGATACCGGGATGGTGGCCTGGGGCCGGCTCACCGTGCTACTCGACGAGATGGGTGTGCTCACGCTGGCTGACGGCTTCGCGCTCGAGCGCCTGTGCGACACCTACTGCGAGATCCTGAAGTTCCGCACGCAATTGATGGCGGAGGGGGAGACCTACACGGTCACCACTATGAGCGGCGAGATCCTGCACAAAGCACACCCCGCCCAGGCGATGCTGTCCGACGCGGACCGCCGCTTCAAGGGATACCTAATCGAATTTGGGCTGACGCCGGCGGCGCGCAGCAAAGTCAATGTGAAGGACAAGGATGGCGACAAGGAAGACCCGCTCGCCTCGTTCTTCGGGTGACCCCGTCACCCGGTACGCGCAGGAGGTTACAGAAGGCAAGCGCATCGCTGGACCGCATGTGCGCGACGCCGCGGCGCGGCACCTGCGCGACTTGAAAGAGGGCGGCAAGCGCGGCCTGGTGTGGCAGCCGGAAAAGGCCGAGCGCGCGATCGCCTTCTACGAGAAGGTGCTCAAGCTGAACGGCGGCGACTTCGAGGGCAAGCCGTTCCTGTTGCTTCCGTGGCAACAGTTCGTCGTCGGGTCGATCTTCGGCTGGTACGGCAAAGACGGGTACCGACGCTTCCGCGTGATCTACGGTGAGACGGCGAAGGGGTCGGGCAAGTCGCCGCTGGCGGCCGGCGTCGGTATGGTCGGTCTGGTGGCTGACAACGAGCCACGCGCGGAGATCTACGCAGCCGCCACGAAGAAAGACCAGGCGATGGTGCTGTTCCGCGACGCGGTGGCCATGTCCGACCTGTCGCCGGCGCTCTCGCAGCGCCTGCAAAAGTCCGGTACCGGTGAGAAGGCCTGGAACCTTGCCTATCTGGCCACCGGCAGCTTTTTCCGGCCGATCAGCAGTGACGACGGCCAGTCCGGGCCGCGCCCGCATGTGGCTCTGATCGACGAGGTGCACGAGCACAAGACCAACAACGTGGTCGAGATGATGCGCGCCGGCACGAAAAGCCGCCGGCAGGCGCTGATCTTCATGATTACGAACAGCGGCTCGAATCGAAACGGGCCTTGCTGGGGCTATCACGAGTACGGTGCGCGCGTCGCGGCCGGCGAGGTCATCGACGATTCGTTTTTCGCGTACATCTGCGCGCTCGACGAAGGCGACGACCCGTTCAAGGACGAGGCGTGCTGGCCCAAGGCCAACCCGAGCCTGCAGGATGCCAACCTGCCTGGCTACAAGTACATCCGCGAGCAGGTGACCGAGGCGCGCGGCATGCCCGGCAAGGAAGCGCTGGTGCGCCGGCTCAATTTCTGCCAGTGGACCGACGCCGAGTCGCCCTGGCTGAGCCGCGAAGTTTGGATGGCTGGCAAGCGCGATTACGACGTCGATCAGCTGCGCGGGCGCCGCGCCGTCGCCGGCCTGGATCTGTCCAGCACGACCGACTTGACCGCACTCGTGTTCTTCGTTGAGCCGGAAGAAAGCGGCGAGCCCTGGCTGATCGTGCCTTATTGCTGGCTGCCCGAAGTCGGGTTGCAGGAGAAGGCCGACCACGACCGCATGCCGTACCTGGAATGGCGCGACGCTGGCCTGCTGCTGACGACGCCTGGAAAGGCCATCAGCAAGCGGGTCATCCTGCAAAAGCTGTCCGCAATGTGCGATTTCTTCGAGGTCGTCGAGGTCGCGTACGACCGCTGGCGCATCGAGGACTTGAAGGCGCTGGCGGACGACGAGGGCATCACGCTCCCCCCGATGCGCGCCTTCGGCCAAGGCTTCAAGGACATGACGCCTGCCGTCGAAAAGTTCGAAACCATGCTGCTCAATGGCGAACTGGTGCACAACGGCCACAAGGTGCTGACCTGGTGCGCCGGCAACGCTGTCATCGAAGCTGACGGCGCCGAAAACAGGAAGCTGAGCAAGGATAAGGCCACCGGCCGGATCGATGCAATGGTCGCCGCCGTGATGGCTGCTGGCCTGGTCGAGCAGGCGGCCGACAGCGAAGACGTCGACGGCTTCTTCGACAACCCGATCATCGTAGGAATCTGATGGC